AAAGAAGTTTCCGCTTCCATTCGCCGTACTAAGACCAATAATTCGGCCTCCGACATCAGCCACCGGTTCAATAGACGCCCACGCTTCCTCAGGATTAGGCAAGAACGCCCACTCATCAACAACCACTAGTGTAGCAGACTCACCACGCGCAGGATCCGACGCCGACGGCATCGAAGTAATCATACTACCATTATCGAAAGCCATCTTCTGCTGATGCTCCACCAACGACTCCGGGCCACGCGCCAACATCCAATCAGGCATATGTTGAAACCCGTACTTAGATTTACGCAACAACAACACCGACTCACGCTCCGTGCGTGACAAATCAATAATGTTTTGATCCGCATGAAAAAACGCTAACCAAAACTGGTGTGCAGCCACCAACGTCGTCCACCCAATCTGGCGGGCCTTCAAAGTCAACGAATACCGGTTCTCAGACCACCGTGTCAAAGCCTCAGACTGGGCGTCCCGAAGATCAAATAGTATTCGACCATGAGCAGGATGAGCAATATGCCAGTACTTGCGTAAAAAATGCGACTCATCGTTCACACACCTTCGCCACTCAGCCTCCTGCCGCAACTCGGATAAACGACTCACTCAACCAGCCTCTAATTGAACAACGACTGTAACGCACGACCCAAACCCCAAACCGTGAACGCTATAGACAAAAACACGATCGTCACAAACGCCGAAACCGTCCACTTCACTGGCACGAATCACACACCTCCGGGTCCTCCGGACCCCCCACCAAAACCTCATCCATGTCAGGACGCTCACCAAACGACTCCTCACGCCAAACCAAATCATCATCCTGAGCCACCCACACACCATTACGCAAAACGTGCCCCCCACTCACTCCGACACCACCCTCAAATGCGAAACCTGATCCAACAACTCATCAGCCAACTCCAAATCAGACAACCCCGAAGTCTCCCTGTCATCATCAACCAACACACGCCGCTTCGGAGTAAACTTCTCAATAAACTGCAAATACAAAGAAGCAGCCTGCACAGACCCACCCACCGCAGCAGCGTGCAACGCATCAATCACAGACTGCGTACGCTCAGGATGAATATTCAACTCAGCCGCACGACGATCCCACTCCTTCGCAAAACGCGCATCACGCTTAATGCGCCGAACCGAATCCTCATGAATCCCCGCCACAGCAGCCCACTCATACTGATGCTTAGGATCCCTATCGGGACCCTGAAGAAGCCAATCCAACAACGCAACCCACTTCTTCGGCATCGTCTTAGACCCCGAATCCTCATCCCACTGCCAACCCCGGCCACCACCATTTTGCGGCACAACAACCTCCAACCCAGACGTACAACCAATAGGCGCAACTGTCCCGACCCGCATGTAACCCCCGTGGGACACCCGGGACTATAAAGGGGGGAACGCCTACTAGGCTAGCCTAGCCCAAACAAACCCAGCCATACGGGATACACCCCACCAAAGGGGTGAAGCCCACCAGAACCCACACAAGCCCCCACAAACCCCTGCCCGCAAACAAGGCAGGGGTATTCTTATACCCAAAAACCCGACCCAGCAGACCGCCCGACCGGCCCTCCATATCTATACATAGTATTCTTTGATGCACCCGGCCCCCCCCCATGCCGGGGGGTGCCTTGGCTTGGGGTTGGGGGTCGCGCGCGCGCGGGCACGGGCACGCGGGCACGCACACGCGCACGCGCACACGCACGCACGCACACGCCCGGACTGACAAGGACCGGACCGCTCCGATTCTAGTCATGGCGTTGTGGCGTTGGGGGGAGGGTCTAGGTCTGTGACAAGTGTCACATTATTGGGGCTTGACATGGTGGCGGCGTGGTGTATGGTGTGGGCAAGGCAACCGACGAGAGGGATACACAATGGCAACAATGCACACACCATGCCCGAATTGTGACATGGATACGCGGGACGAGTGCGGGTCATGGGATCACGTGAGGGTGGACGGTCTAGTTATGCTCCGCATGGCGGATGCGTTCCGGGGCCGGGCCGTGCCCCGGTGGGTCGTGGATCTGATCGCCGCCGAGTGTTTCGCAGACTCACCGGCCTTTGACCGTCACCAGTTTCTAATTCGGTGCGGGGTGGACCATGCGTAGCACCCTGACCAACCTAGTTGATGACGGTTTCTATGCCGGTTCGGCTACGGCCAGCGACGGCAAGTGGACGGCAACCCGGCGGAATCTGTCGGTGGAGATACGGCACCATGGTTGCCACATGATCGACGTGTGGATCTCTAACGTCGGCCATTACCACGCACATTACGTCCGGGCGGTGAATCCGGGCTATGGGTCCACTAGTGACCGGTGCGGGGTTCGGCGGATTACTGAGGGTGCCGGGGTCGGTGTCGGGTACCGGGATCTATTCGACGGGGTGACGGCGTGAACGCTGACCATCTCGTAGCCGCCTACAGTGCTGAACTGGAAGCGATGATAGTAGAGCGTCACCGGGTAGATATGGTCCCGCCTAAGCGATGGGAGGACACGCTGGAAAGTCTGATTAGTCGCTTGCGGGATAATCTGGCCGGGTTCCGGGCGTGTGGCGGATATGTGGAGACTGTCGGGTTCGGCGATGGGCCTAGTTGGGATAGGCCGTAGGGTTTCCCCCGGGTAGTCCATCTTCGGAGCGTGGCCGGAGCGGGGACGATAGGAAAGCCAACTAGAAAGGATGGCGAGGATATGGGCAAGCGTGAGGATGTTTTCGACCGGAACCGTCGGGAGGCTAACGGTTCGCCGGTGGGCCGGTGGCTTGATGAGATGGCGGCAGACGATCTTAGAAGGGTGGCGGCAGATGATGGCGACCCGCACAAGTGGTCGGGGGTTCCCTCGTTTGCGCCCGGGGTGCGGGTGCGCCCGGCGTGTCGAAAAGAGTTGGGTTGCCGGTGTGGTCGCTTGGACTGTCCCGGGGTTGGGCGGACATTCTAAGATAGGGTTTGCGTAGTCGTGCGGATAGTGCTAGACATACATTAGACAACCGAGAGGGAAGGACACAGGATATGAGAGAGTACCGTTACGAGGATTTGATACACCCGGAACCCGGTCACGGGTTGGGTGCCCGTGTGCCGTCGTGCCCGGGTTGCGGGTTCGCGGTTATCCTGTTTGATGACGACACGCACATGTGCGAGGGGGAGGCGTAATGTTCCATGCGAACTACTACGAACCCCGTGCACAGGTGTACAGGCAAGCGGAGCGCGGGCATATGGGCCGCATGTGTGATGAGTGTGGTGATCATCAAGTGTGCCCGGACGCGCAACCGTTGGACGACACCTATAAGGCGTGCCGGTTCGGGGGTTGTGAAGGTGGCACGTTGGTCGGTGCACGTTACTTGTGCGGCATGTGTTATTAGATTGGGGCTTGCGTAATGGTACCGGTAGTGGTAGGGTTACATCAGACAACTAGAAAGGGAGCAAGGATATGAGCAACAGTGAGAGGGTTACATACCGGGAGTATTGGGCGCAGGTTGCCGGTGTGGCTGATGATGCGGCTGAGATTGTCCGTGACTGGCCGGTAGCGGAGGGCGGGAGTGGTGCTTGCGATGTCATCCATGAACTGGTCGATTCTCACCAGTGGATCATCTATTATCACCAGAATCTAGCGGTGATGGAGCACACCGATAATGATGGCGCGATGCTGGACCACATGGGTATGGACGGTTTGACTGGTGCGGAGAGTTGGCATGAGGTTTGCGTCCGGTTTGCTTTCTGGGCTTTCTGGGCTGACATTACGGCGTCGTATGGTGGGCGGTTTACGGAGGATGGGCGTCCGATTATCGAAATGAAAGAGGGTGCGGCATGAATCAGTTGTCGTTGGATGCGTTCCTGTTCGCCGGGTTCTGGGGTTGCCTGTTTCTGGTTACTGCCGGGGTGATTGTCACGGTGTGGGATTGGGTGGCGGAGCGTCGTGCCCGGTCCCGGTTTTGGGCCGGGTTGCGGGCGCGGACGTGGGTGCAACGCGAATGGAGCGACCATGAGTAGGCACTACCACACGAGACCACCCAAGCCGGTTGCGTGTGCTGTTGTCGTTGATGAGGCTGGGACGTTGTGTGGTGCGCCGATTGAAAGGCCGAAGAGTGAACACCCGTACTGTAAGTTTCACCTAGCCCGTGCTTACAAAAACAATGGGGAAACTAGGGGTTTGCAACCGAGGCAACGGTACGGTGCGTTGCCAAACACCTGCGGCATCATCGACCCTGACGGCACGCTCTGCACCAGAGGTTCGGCTAACCCGACAGGGAAGTATGGGCGGTTGTGTCGTCTACATGCGAGGCGACAGTTTCTTTATGGCGATGTTCAAGGGGGGCAATGGCAAACCAAGACCTGTGAACTCATGCTGCCCGATGGCACGCGGTGTCCTCTGGATCACAAGGGCAAGGTGAATGGTGAAGGCCCGGCGATGTGTGATCTTCACTGGCGACGTACCCGCAAGTGGGGCGACCCTCGGGTAGATCTACCCCTTGACTACCACCGGGGTCTGAATACCTGTGAGGTGGTCCTCGGGTACGACCCTAAAAAGGG